TAGGACACACCATCAATGTTAATATCAAACCACTTCTCTGTGGCCCCGTAGCGCCTCGTCACGGCCGTTTGACCAGCCGGTACGGCCAGACTACCACCTGGGGTAGCAGCACGCCTTAGAGGGGCTTCTAGCTTTGCTCCAGGGCGTTTCATCAAACCCAGAGCATACTCGGGAAATGCGTTCACGCAGTCACGTACTTCTCCGGGAAATTTTTTAACATCTGGTTGCTGGCTAATGCCACGCAACAGGTTCGGTATCTTCTGGGTTAATGTCGTCATCGTGCAAGTGCTTTAAACGGTTGGTAGCTGCTGTAGTAATTTCCATTATCATTCCAACCAAACATAGAATAGTCACCCTGGCGGGTTTCATATTCCATCAAAGCAGCTTTGGTTTGCTCCTCGTCAATCGCAAGTATCCTAATTAGATCGGAGTTACCAACCAATTTAGTTGCGACTTTACGTGCGGATTTAGCAATGACGTGTGCTTGGAAAGCGTATGGTAAATTATTAAACTGGTAGAAATAGACAACATCACAGTGGAGGTGATCGCCAGTACCAAGGATTGTTGCCGGAAATTTAAAGGCATCTCTATTGTCGTGCTTGTGGTGGTACTTGTCATAGAGCTTACCATCTTTTACAATAATAGCAAAGTTATCTAGATGGGCTTCTCTGTTAGCATCAATCTGTAGAATATCATCTGCAACAGGAATCTCTTCAGAGCTGTTGGGTGTAAATTCTACATCATGTTCTGTATTGAAGTACCACCCTTCTGATTGTACTTCTCTGCTTACATCTCTTAGAGTCTGCAAGACTGTATACACTTCTGGGTTTTGTAGATCCAAAGTGGTGACAGGGGCCTGTCCCACAGCACTTAGTATTTGATTAACTGCATCCAGTTCGGTGGACACTGCTTTATTAGGATTAGGCATGTCGTATAGATATAAAAAAAGGGAGCCCCCGGTTAAGGAGACTCCCAATGAGTAAAACAAAAAAATTATCAAGCGATGTCGATAACTTCGTTTTGAGAAGTAGAACCGGTACGTGCGGCAAGCTCGGAGGAAGCCGAGATAGTACCAGGAGTACCTTGAGTACCAGTGCGTCCACCTGCAGTCAGGGAGATAGCGCCAGCACAGTTCAGGTCAGAGCAACCCATAGCGAGACGGGACACGATCAGGTCACCCTGATACATGACACTCACGTCACCGTTAGTGGTTTGAACTTCAGGACCGATAGCTTCGACCACACCCACAGCATCGCGGTTGTAGATCAGAGCTTGCAGAGAACGGTTGTCAGCATCTGCGCCGGAGGAACCACCATAGGTGTTGTTCTCACCGCTCACTGCTGCATCAAAAGTGTTAGGCATGTTGTTGGTTTTCAAAATACGAATACCAGCAATGCTGTACACACCTTTGCCGCTTTGCAGGGAATCACCAATCTCATCACGGTTGATCAGGTCATTGCTGTCAACGGTGCGGAGCAATTGATAATAACTGGATGGCGACATAACAGCCACACGTCCGTCAGCAGGCACGTTAGTCTCATCCATACGCTGAGCAGCGCGGAAGAAACCTTCGACCAACTTGTCAGCGTGGGTAGATTGACCAGCGCGAGCAGCGAAGCCAATCTCAATCTCGGTGCCACAGTTAACATTGGTGCCAGTAGAAGCAGCAACGTTGCCAGGCTGGCGAGCAGCGCGGGCGATAGCACGGAAGATGTTCGAGTCATATTTATTGGCGAGAGCATAGCCCAATTTACGGGCGATTTCTCCGCGCAAATCATAATGAGCAAGAACTTCGTCAAGATCATAAACGAAAGTAGAAGCGACCAGCAGGTCATCCATGATGATCGTCTTTTCTGCCACGGCCAGTTTGTTGGAGGTAGAACCGCCTTCAGTGGTAGCACCAAGGATGGGCTTACCAGGCTCATGGTAGTAACTTTCGAGACCGCCCGTGAAGATGAACTGCATTGATTTGCCGTTCTTCAGGGTGCGACGCATAACAGTGTCGCGTGCGATCGTTTGGTTCTGGTAAGCTTTAAACAGCTCACCGCTAAATAGTTTCAGATAAGTTGCGTACTTATCAGAAATAGTTTGTACACCAGCAGGGTACGTAGTCGTCAGCGATCCATCATGGGTACCGCCAAACGACCCAAAATTCATATCAGCCATTGATATTGTTAATGAGAAGGTTTACGTTTACCTTCAAGCGCTTGAAGTATTCAATTTGTATTGTGGTCTATCCCACCGTCTAGACGGCAGCAAGGTATCCGCGTACGGGCTTGATGCCAATGAAGGGAGGGTCCGACTCTGAGGTGCCCTCCCAACTATTAAATTAAATCTCCGCCACTAAATAAATTAGAGGATTGTTCCTGTTGACGAATTGATTTTTGTTGATCAATAAAGTCTTGGACTCTACGAGCTTCAGTAGCCCGTCGATCATAATGCTCAGAACCAGTAGCTGGCCTGAGGTAATCACGTGTCAACATAAAGGAAGCATCCTCTGGTGTCATAGCACGGTCAGGTTGTTCAAAGGCTCTGGTAAATCCAGACAATGAATTGCCGTTACCAAATTCATCATGGTAACCAGCATACTCTTGAGCCATATAGAGGAGTTGCCAAGCGAGTTCGTTTGGGTTACCTCCTGCATTCAGGTGACGTTCACGTGCAGCATCATATGCTTGACGCCGCCACCCGGTATACTGTAATGCACCACGGCCAGCACCAGATCCTCTCTCTACTACATCTAGTTGAGAAAGGTCTGCGCTGCCGGATTCGACAATCATTGATCCTAACAAACCTGAAGCCATCTCTGAGCTGAGTGGGCGTGGGATTGCTCCTCCCGAATCACGCACAACTTGCGTCGATGTCAAGTACCTATGGGCTTGAAGGATGTTCTTATATTGAAGATGTTGTGCGATCTCTGGTGGGATTTGCATTTGTTGCTCAGGCATGGCTATAATAAATTCAATCAATGTTTTTTGAGTAAGTAAGCAACGCCGCGATACTTCAGCTTGGCTTGCTTGCTAGCAGCCACTTGCTCTTTAACGCGAGCTTGCAGTTCAACATTAGGCATGTTAATCTCCAGTTGTGAAGTATCACACCCCCGTTCCATGGTGTGAGTGTTATGCGTCCAGCATGTAAGTCTCTTCTAAGAGTACACGTTGCAGACTATCTTTTAAATACTCGTAGTATTGCTGCTCCACTGGTTCTCCACCTGGCCAGTTTTTATGGGCAAAGGTGACAGCCTTGTGAAGCATCCGTAAAGAGGTGACTGTAAATTGTAGCTCGTAGATGTTATCTTCCATGTTGGATGAACGTACGTTACTTAAAATTTGTACTTAAGACCAGCCTTAGTACCAACGCCGAGGCCCTCTAGCTCCATACCTTCTTTGGTAGCAGCAGAGACTTCACCGTATGCGCTGAGACGCTTAGTGACTTTGAACTTCATACCGGTTTTACCAGAGGTAGCACCGACTTGCTCAGCATTATCAGGGAAACGTACTTGAGGACCGCCTTGGATATACCAAGTAGCGCTGTCACCAAGTTTGTTCTCATAGCCCAGATGTGTTTCAAGAGTGGCAGATTTGTAATCTTCACCAGACCATTTCTGCTTTGCTTCAACGTTTACATAAGGACCAGCTGCAACGGGAGCAGCAAAGGCGAGAGTAGAGATAATAAGGAGGGTGTTTTTCATTTCTTTTTGTTGTTGTAATTAGATTTCTTAGTTCCTTTAGCTTTAGCTGCAGCTTTCATCCCCGCTGCAGTGTAGGGAAATTTTTTACCGTTAACTTTAGGCATTAGCTTTTTGCAGTGCGAGCAGCTGCTTTGAAGTTAGCAGCGGTGGGCCGACCTTTCTGGCCGGGGCGCTTTGGTTTCTTACCCTTGAGTCGGGCAAGGTGGATGTTCCTGTACAAGCCAGGCTTCATCTGTTCCAAGCGTTTAATTTTTGCGGCTTTTGATTTTGCCATCTAGCATTTCCATTTACGAAGTGCAAGTGCCTTTCTGGTAGGTTTACCATTCTTACGCATCGGTCCCTTCACTCCACTCATACGAGCACAGAAGGAACGCTTACGTCCTTTTGCTTTTTTAGTTTTAGGATTAGGTGCAGGAGGTTTTAGGTTGGCTCCTTCTTTCCTTTTAAAGTAGCGTCGCCCAGCGGCAGTCAAACCACCGCTAGGACTTTTGTGTTCTTTTCTCACCAGATGCCTGGGATAAGTTGACCGGTCACTGCGTACGATCCAATCGCAGCAATGACACCGAGCATAGCCAAACGCCCGTTAAGGCGCTCGGCTTTCTCGTTATGCGGGACAGAGTTTTCGTCGATGTACATACGTGGTTCAGTGGGCCAGATTTGAGTGTCGTTCATTAACCGATAGCGGGTGAGGTAAGTGCAACAGGAGTGGACTCAGCAGCAGCCAAGTCAAGTGGAAAGTTGTGAGCATTACGTTCGTGCATGACTTCCATACCCAGACCTTGACGATTTAAGATGTCAGCCCAGGTATTGATTACGCGACCTTGTGAATCCTGAATAGATTGGTTAAAGTTAAAACCATTCAGGTTGAAGGCCATAGTGCTTACTCCCAAAGAAGTAAACCAAATGCCAATAACAGGCCAAGCAGCCAGAAAGAAATGAAGACTGCGAGAGTTATTGAAGCTGGCATATTGAAAAATGAGTCGGCCAAAGTATCCATGAGCTGCGACAATGTTGTAGGTTTCTTCTTCTTGTCCAAACTTATAACCTTGGTTTTGACTTACATTCTCAGTCGTTTCGCGAACCAGCGAACTGGTGACAAGAGAACCGTGCATAGCAGAGAACAGAGAACCACCAAAGACACCAGCCACTCCCATCATGTGGAAGGGGTGCATAAGGATGTTGTGCTCTGCTTGGAAAACCAGCATGTAGTTGAAGGTACCCGAGATTCCCAACGGCATTCCGTCAGAGAAACTACCTTGTCCAAAAGGATAGACAAGGAATACGGCCGTAGCCGCAGCAACAGGTGCTGAATATGCGACAAAGATCCAGGGCCTCATTCCGAGTCTGTAACTAAGTTCCCATTCCCGTCCCATGTAAGCGAAGACACCGATAAGGAAGTGGAACACAACAAGCTGGTAGGGTCCACCGTTGTATAACCATTCGTCGAGAGAGGCTGCTTCCCAGATTGGGTAGAAATGTAGTCCGATTGCGTTGGAGCTAGGTACGACTGCTCCTGAGATGATGTTGTTTCCATAGAGTAGAGACCCTGCAACGGGTTCACGGATGCCGTCGATGTCAACGGGAGGTGCTGCAATGAATGCAACGATAAAACAAGTGGTTGCTGCCAGTAGACAAGGAATCATGAGGACACCGAAGTGCCCTACATAAAGCCGGTTCTCAGTGCTGCTAACCCACTCAACATAAC